GAAAATTCTCCATATTTTTGATTAATTAATGCTTTGATTGGTCCAGTATAAATAGCTATTTTACCTTCTGATAATGTTTTTGATATAGAATAAACAATTGGATTTGTTTTACCACATCCAGTAGGTGCTGTTATTAAAACATTATGATTTTTAGAAATTGCATCATGTGAATGTTTTTGAAAATTATCTAATTCATAAGGAAATTCAAAATATTTAGGTGGATCTTCACCATTATATTCACCCTGATTTATAATTAAAAATTCTTTATTATCTGTAAATTCTGTCATTAATTTATAGTTAATAAAATAATTATTGACTTATTCAATTTTATTTTCATCTCCATAAGGAGCATCTAAAGGATCATGAGATAATTCTGTGTTTGTATTAGAATTAATATTATTTCTATTATAAATATATTTTTTATATCTGTTATTTGCTAGTAGAACAGCTAATGTTAATACTGAGGTAACTGCAGCAAATTCCCATAAGTTTGCTCCAATTGCCATTGATATTGCTGCTGATATCCATAAATTAGCAGCTGTATTTATTCCTTTTACATAATTATTGCTTTTAAATATAGTGGCAGATCCTAAAAATCCCATTCCACTTACTATTTGTGCACATATTCTAGCAGGATCAGCATTATTAGCATTATATTGATCATTTAAGTGAACCGAAATCATTGTAAACAAACATGAACCTAATCCAACTAGAGTATGTGTACAAACTCCACCGGGATGTGTATGTAATTCTCTTTCAAAACCAATTATAAAAGAAAATAACATGGATAATAATAATTTAAATAATGCTGCCATAAAGTATAAAAAATTAAATGATATAAATGTATAATTATTTATCGATTTTGTTTTAATTGTAGCATTTGTCATTATAAATAAAGATTATTTTTGTTTAATTATTTTAGTTAAGAATTTTCTAATTCATTATATATGTTGGGTACATTGTTATATGAAACTGTTGAATTAACATATAATGTAACAAAATTATTATATAAAGGATTTACTGGTACCTATTATTGGTATTATGGAATAGAGGATTTATCTGAAGAAATGAAAAAAGTTAAAGAATTGGAGATAGAAGAAAAGGAAAAAGATAAAATTATAAATGAATTAGAAAATCGTATAAATAAGTTAGAAAAATTAATTAAAATGAAAAAAGAGAATTCTATAAAAGAAATTGATTAGTTAATATTATTATAATTTTTTATTTATTATAATAATATGAGTACGACAATTGAAATACCTAGATCAAAATTATCTACTGACACATTGTTAATTGATAAAACTTTTTATAATAAAGGAAGTGATAATATTTTATATATGATTACTAATTCTAAATATTTAGTTATGATTTTTAGTTTATTATCATTATTTACTATATTTTTATCTCAATCTTATTTATTTGTAGTTTTTGCAAATATTTGTTTTTCATTATTTGGTTATTATAGTTTAAAAAAGGTTAGAAAATTTGATTTTAGTTTATATTTTTGTTTTTTATCAATCTGTAATTTTATTTCATATACTTCACAAATTGTTATGTTATCTAATTTTCCATATGATTTTGTTACAGTTTTTTTTATTGTTATATTTATGTTAATTCAATTGGGTATTTTATTTTTTTTATATATTCTATTATACGAATTTCGTAAATATACTGACAATGAATTAGAATTTTTAGCAAATTAATTAACAGTATTTATTGATTCTCTATCTTTGATAGTCTACAGATTCTCTAGAGAATAAATTGACTATCTTTGATAGTCTACATGTATTGTAAGTTATATAAAATCTATTATTTTTTTTAAAGATAATCTTAATTATATATAATTCTTTTTATCTACTTGTACATGGCCTTATTACCCTAAATGCACATTTTCCATTATCAGATCCTTTATTATAAGTACTCATATAACCTTTAGATGTACCTGTTTTATTCCATGATCTAAATAAATCAGTTTCTTCTATCAAATCTTGATCAGGTACTGATTCAAAATCAGTATCATTAGGTCTTTTAGTAGGATCAATTGTATCATCATAACTAAATGTATAACCTTCTGGTGAACTATCATTATTCTTATGAATTTTAGTATAATTATATTTATCATTTAAAATATCTTTAGAGTCGCACCAATAAGTATTACCATATTTATATCTATTATTTTCTGGACAAAAATTTGCTAACATTGTTCCTGTATATGATTTTGCATATTTTGATCTTTTCTTACTAGAATTTTGTTTTTTATCAGTAAATTTATAATATAACTGGCCAGATTTTAAATTAGGTATAGAAATTTTAAATAATTGTCCAATAAATGAATTATATTTATAAGTAAACTTAGGAAAATCAAAAGATCTTAATGGACTAATAAGTAAGTAATATTTACTATTATCTTTTATTACTGCAGCACTTGATTTTTTCCATAATTCATTAGCTTCAGTTTTATATTGGTTCATACAACCAAGTATCCTTCTTTTTCCATCATCATTAAAAGTACCAATTTTACTTTGTACATAATCACTTTGAAGACAAGTTTCCAAATCAGTCCATTGATTTTCTTCTTTTTATGCTTTAGTCATACAATCTTTAAATATATTTGGATCACATTCACTTTTTTTAATATCAATATTTTTAGTTACATCTAATTCATCTACAATTATTTCATCTATTCCATCTATTGAGTTATTTATATTAATTTCATAAGAGTAATTTTTTAAATTATCTTGTAAATTATATATATATTTATTTATATTTTTAAATTTATTATTCCAAATATCATTATCAATTAATACATCTGTGAAATTTTCATTTATTTTATAACTTTCTTTTAAAATAAAAAAAAGTTTTATAAATATAATAATTATGATAATAATAAATAAATGTTCCATATATATATTATATTATATTATAATTTTATATAATTTTCTTTTTTATATTTCTTATTTGATTTACTCGAAATTTATTTAAGTAGTTTGTTCATATATTATGTTATTATTATTTTTTAATCTTTTATATTTTATTTCTAAATTTTTATTAATATTATTATCAATATTTAGATATTTTAATTGTAGCTCAGGTAAATAAACATGCATATTATTATCTTTCCTTTTTACTATGCTACTTGATAAATTTAAAATATTATTTATTTCAGGTTTGAATATATAATTAGGATTTCCTGAAAACTTATCTATATTTTTTTTTATTTTTAAATTTATAAAAAATATCAAAAATGTTATAATCAAAATTATTTTCATATATAATGAATGATATATTTTTTATTATATTTTTTTGATATTTTTTATTTTAGGTTCATTTTGTATTTCTAATTTATTTAGATGCAGAATAATTTTATTTGGACTGTTCATATATAAAAAACCATTTGCGTTATTAAAATTTCCAATAATTTTTTTATCTTTAAAATTTATTCGAGGAGTAGATTGATCTGTATTTCTATGTTCTTTTATTTCATTTGTTAAGTTAGATAATATTTCTAAATTTTTAAATCTTTTATCATTTTCATATACTTTAGAAAATTTTATAGTTGTAAATTTTTCATTTAATTTATTATTTAAAAAAAACATGTAAAAAACTTGGGATAAAAAAAAGATAATAATAATTACATCAAAAGGATTTTTAATCATATATATAATTTAGATTAAAAAATTGAAAATAATATATTTATATTACATACTTAATTTTTAATGTTTGAAATAATATTATATTTATGCTTTACAATTATTATTTTTTATTACTTAAAAATATTTATAATATCAATAACCAGTTTATTTTTATTATTATTAATTTTATCAATATATGTTGAATTTGATTTTGAATTAGAAGAATTAATATTTTAAAGTTTTTCTCCTAATAATTCCATAACATAATGCTCATCTTTTTCACATATTTCTTTATTATTAAATCTTGCTAGATAATGTAACGATTCATGTAATATAGCTCCAATTAAATGAGCATCACTCATTTTATTTTTACAAATCCAAATTATATTATCATCAGTTTCAGCATCTATAATATCACTTTCTTTAGATAATTTAGCATTTTTGACTCTTTCTAAAGTTGAATTATAATAATATTTAATAACTATGCTTCTGTCTTTATATTTTTTATTAATTAATGTTTTAAAAGCTTTATCTATTTTATTTTTTTCAATAGTAAGTATTTCTATTACTATATTTTTGGCTCTATTAATTCTTTTTTGTGAAACATATGAGCCTGATATTTCTTTATATATTGGAAATATATTATTATTATCCCATTTAACTTTAATTTTAGAATTTTTATTTATATATTTCATTTATTATATAAATAAAAAAATATTTTTATATCAATTTTAATTATTCTCTTTTCTGTAATATAGAATATATGCTCTATTTTTTATTTTATAAAAATCATTTTTATTAATTTGAGATACGGTTGTATCATTAAATAAATACCAATTATTGTTATTAAAACCAAAATAAACATAATGTCCACCATTTAAACTTCCTGAATGATAAATACCACCTTTTAATTTGTAGCCATGTCGCCAATTTTGTGGACAATCTATTACTTGATTATTCTTTCTCAAAGAATATCCGTTTTGTTCAAACCTTTTTAATACAATTAAAAGATTTTTAGGCCATTCTTCAATTTCTGTTCTTTTACTAGCTATTATTTTTTGTTTACATTTATCACAATAATATTTATTATCTTCAATTAATTTTTCACGATTTTTGTAATTTCTGTAACATTCATTTAAATTTTTAAATTCTTTTTTTAATTCTAAAATTAGAAATAATTCTGTATTTTTTGTAATACTTACATTTTGACACAATTTTATTTTACATTTAATAATAGTTCTTAATTTTACACCTGAAATTGTATTTATTACATTATTTTTTATTTGATTATCTAGAAAATCTAAAAAAAATATTAAAAATTCCCATGAATCTTCCTGAGAAAATCCTGAAAATATATTGTTTCTATTACTTGCTATTTGTTTAATAAAATCAGGCTTTAAAATACCTTTATTTGGATTATGATATTTTATAATAAATTTTTTTAATTTAGTTAGTTCATTTGATTTTTGATAATTATTTAAAACTATATTACAAAATTCGGGAATATTTAATAATAATTGAACTGCAGAATTCATATAACAAGTATTTCCTAAATTTACAAATCCTTTCATATTATTTATTATAAGATTAATGTTTTTAAATAAATTATTTTAAAATATAGGTAATATTTTAATTTTTTCA